CAAGAAGCTCCTGATCAGAAAGATACTCATTTGCAGCGGTTACCGTTTTCTCATAGACATAAGGCGTTTCAGTGCCGCCCTCCGTCCAGTGAGTACGGTTGTTTACATACTCGGGAGCAGTTGGATCATTTACATTCCAGTCGGATTTAAGACGCTCGGAGGTCTGCACCTTGCTTGCAGCGATTTCAGCAATGTCCTCCACTTCTTCAGGAGTGAAGTAATCAGTACCCTTGACGGGAGTAGTACCCGGCTCACCGGGATCACCCTTCTCACCTTTTTCGCCGTCTTTTCCCGCAGCTCCATCTTTACCATCGGCACCCGGTGCGCCGTCAGAAATTTCAATTTCGTTCTGACCGTTTACATCTTCAAACACAACGGTTGTCACCGACCCGGTTTTTGTTATGGATTTTACAATTGCCGGAACACCAGGATCACCCGTATCACCTTTGCTGCCTTTGGTTCCGTTCTTGATAGTCAGCACTTTGCCGTCTGAGAAAGTAACTACATTGTTTCCTCCATCAGCAGTACTTTCTGTAGTACTGGTAATTGTTACTGATGTGCCGTCTTCTCCTGCCACAGACAAGATCATCTCTGCCATTTCTGACAGCATAGTATCTGACGGTACTTCTATCCCTTGTGCAACGAGGTTGGTGCGTATGCGCTCTTTGATGGCGTTCAAGCGATCGATTTCAGATTGTACGCTCACTTTTACCCCTCCTTAGATCGTTGATAACGCGTCTTCAATATCACTGGTAAGGCTCACTGTACCACCGGAAGTGCGTCCTGCAGGGATGGTCACGCTTGTAACAGTCAAACCATCAATGCTCTCAGATACATCTCCATTATCAGGCATTGCGCCTTCTACCACATCGCCGGAAGCATCAATAAACTTTGTTCCGGTCAGTACATCCGATGCCTCTGCTGTTACAACAGAGATATCCTGATACTTGTCCGGGATCGGTGCTACAATTACCTTGCTCAGCACTTTGCCGCTGGCAGGTGTGACAGTCTGCGTGCTCTTGGTAGGTGTTACAGATTTTTCTTCAAGCACAATCGTTACCTTGCCTGTGCCGCTGTGGTAACCAGCTGTGATGATGTACTGAACAGTATTGACGTCCAAAGTCTTATTTACTGCGCCATTGTTCGCCATAGTGCCGGTTACTACCGTGCCGTTAGCAAGTACAAACACCTTTCCGGTCAGTACATCTCCCGCTGCAGCAGTGGTAGCAGAAACATCCTGATATGCGTCAGGGATAGCAGCCACATTGACGCCGGACAGACCATAATAGCCAGCGTCAGGCGTGACAGCCTGCTGCTTCTTGGTGGGCGTTACAGACTTTTCCTGCAAGCTATAGTTGCCGCCTCCGGCAGTACCAGAAACAACACCAGAACCGTTATGGTATCCTGCAGGAATGGTATAGGTCTCGCCTTCCTTAACAGACGCATTGATCGCACCGCGATTCACAATACTCTCGATCTCATTGGCACAGGTGTCTAGGGTTGCCGCACTGCCTACCATACCAAGCTCCACCAGCTTGGCACGGATAGTGTTTCGCGCCGCCTGAAGTCTGCTGATCTCGGTTGCTACACTCATATTAGTTCCTCCTTAAATGGTTGATAAAAGAACTTCGATATTTCCCACAGTGGTATGGACCGCTGCGGACGTGATCGGGAGAGTGTTATCTTTCTCCACTACTTTGGCGGTGTTTACAGAAAGAACGCCGTCCTCATATTTGAGCGTTTTGTCGATTTCAAAATCCAGCTCAGCAGAAGGATCGTCACCTGGTACTATAGGATCGTCTCCGGTCACAGACTTGGTAATGCAGAAAGTGCCTGAAATAGCTCGATATATTACCTCGCCACCGGCATTGATTCCGTCAATCTGAATCTTGCTATCACCGCCGTATGCAGTGTATTTCGCTTCGACATCCCAGAAAAGTATAACGCCTGCTTCTGTCACATCCCGTTCCAGTTCGCCGTCCACTGTTCTGTTTCTTTCTTCAGCAAACAATGCGATTGAAAAAAGGAGATCCTGGAAATTGATGCCTTCGATATTTGGAACAAAGAATGCTACTTTTTCCACGCCCGATTCGCCCTGCACAAACCGATGTTGCAGTTGTGCTGTCGGAATCGTTTTCTGTTTGATCTGGATCATCATACACGCATCTTTCTCTCCTTTCCTACCGGACGATTACTGAGCGTTCCGTTTACATAGTACGCGCCGGCTACAGCGTTATCAGGAAGCGGCACCAGCTCGGACAAATATCCTTCCGGGATATTTCCTTTTGCCTCTTCAATCGAGGAAAAGCGCTTTTCTACGGAAGAGATGTAACCATTTTTCTCTACGATTCCGAACGTCATGCCGTTGCTCCTTTCTCCACATACACGCAGCCGGGAGCGCCTTTGCCTCCGGTACCGCCTGCAGTGTAATTGCTCTGATATTTTCCGCCGACAACTCTGCTGGGGCCTGCACCGCCACCCGCTCCACCACCACTTCCGCCAAACCTCGGAGCAGATGCGGTACCGGTCTGGCCTGCACCGCCGTTACCGCCGTCCTGTGCCGTGGTACCAGCTGAGCCTCCCGATGCAGCTGTGTACGACAATAAGTTATGTGCGGCTGCAGTGACCACACCGGGAGCGCCTGCCATACCGTTGGTATTGTAACCTCTTGTTGGGTTGGTTCCGTCTACACCTTTCTTTCCCGCCTGAGAGATCACAACAATTGCGCCATCTGCGATTTCTACAGAACCACCTGCTCCGCCAACACCAGGCGAAGCGTCATCTCCTGCAGTCGTTACCCAGCCGCCGTTCTCTCCGGCTTTTCCTGCATAGGCAGCGATCAGCTCAGCAAAAGCAGAAACACTGCTGTTCACCGTGATCACATAGTTGCCGCGATCCAGAAGAAAGATAGCGGAAGCAATGGCGCCGGAACCTCCGGAAGCACCGCTGCCTCCTGCCTGGGCTTCGTAACCTTCGTCGAAAGCGGTCCAGTCGTAGAGATCACCGTCACCACCGTCACCGCCGTCGCCTCCGGCTCCAATGCAGGTTATGCGATACCAACTGCGCTGCAGGACTGTCAGCGTAGCGTTTGCTGTATACAGTCCTACATCTTCCCATTCAGACGGCGGAGTCGAAGCCCCGCCAGACCTAAAAAAAATTTGCGACCCTACCAGAGTCGCGATGACAACAAAGTCGCCATTCATAAAGCTTGCATTCTTGGGTGTGAAGGTCTGATTGCCAAACCGGAAGGTTTCCCCGCTTTTAAACTGTGCCGGCGCCACGAACTGGACATTGATCGGCACCGTGCCAATGCTCTCCGGCATAGTATCACCCGCCAGCGTATAAACACCGCCGCTGTAGGTGCAGGTGCAGTAATGCACCGCCATATCCATAACACCATTGAGGTTTTCGGCGTTCAGCGGTGTTCCTTCCTGCGTCAGCTCAGCATTTCTTTCCAGATATACCGTCTCTGAGGTGTTGTCCGATTTGGTCAGCTTATAGCGATTGACTTCCGCGCCCGCTTCGTTTACGAATCTTTTCACGCGATCACCGCCTTGTCATAGATTTCCTGCAGCACATCTTCGATCCGCTGCATATCCCTGTATGAGAATCGCTGCAGATTGGCGCTGGATACCGGAAGCGTCTCCAGCCCGTAAACGGCGCACAGAGCATTGATTCTCGATTTGATGTTGTTTATCCTTGCCACTGTCGGAAATCTTGCAGGCGTCCATTCCTGTGCTGTCTGAGCAATACCTGCAGCCTCTGCCAGTGCGGACAGGTTGGATTCAATCCGGTTCCAATCGTCCACCTCTGCTGTATCCTGCGGCAGCCATGTCCGTTTCAGTGTAAAAGGAATATATGTCACACGACCACCTCCAAACTACCGGATAAGCCACCGGTATAGTTCAGTACACTCTTGGTTACGACACCCTGCTTTTCCACGCCTGCTCTGACCGGAATGACCGCATAATCAGAGGGTTCTACTGCAGGATTTGCCCACCATGCAAAGCTCATGGCAGTACGCTTCTGCAGCAGATCCAGCATCCACGTGGCAACCTCCGAGGCTGTTGCTTCTGTGCAGATGATCGTAAGATCCTTGATCGTCAAGGTGTTCTCCTTCTCTGCCAAGGAATCCTTCGGCAAACGCTTCGTGATCTCCTGCTGATATCGGTTGAACTTGTATCCGTTGACAATAACCTGTCCTGTTGCTCCAAACACTTCAACAGCGCCGGTGTGGATAACATAGGAATCCATGTCACCAGTTACCGTGATGTTCATAGCCGGATCGAAAGTAATAACCGAATCGCCCAGGACTTCCGCAGAGAACAGCTCTGTGGAAACCGCATCGACCAGATAGAAGTAGTTGACCACCGTCACTGCGTTATAGTACTGACTTGTCTTTGCATCGATACCGCCGATCGCGTTCGCAGGGATTCGAATAGGCTCCGGTACCGGTTCGGCAGTGCCCGGCAGCATTGGATCCTGAGCGGTATAAAAACGTCCTGTCTCATGGATCAGACGATACTCCTCACTGATGCCCGTTATACCCTGATTCCGGGCTTCCTCCGTGTCTCTGTAGACTTGGATAACACCATGCCTGTCTACGCGACAAACGCCGCAGGCGGCAAATATGACCTTCTGGAGCGCTTCGCGGTGCGTCATGGGTTCAATGTATCCGGTCAGCTGCACAGTCTTGATGTTATCATGGATCGAATACTCATCTGCAGATAGTCCCGCATCTTCAAAGATCTCCCGCAGGATCGTATCCACAGTATCGTTGTTGTACATCCGGGATTTAAACCAGACATTGTCCTCCAGCTGCTCCATACGGTCTGTAGATACGATCTGTGCGGACCACTGTGAGAGGCTTTTCCAGCTCTTCAGGTATCCCCTGCTTGCCGGAATCCACGTCTCCAAACCATCCGTGATCAGAGCGATATCCACGGCCACCGGCTGACGTTCCTGCAGCTTCGGCAGAATGCTCTCGCTGTCGAACTGATCCAGTCTGCCAGTAGTGTCACCAATAACGATTGTTGCAGTATTGGAAATCAGCTGATTGCTGGTGATGTCCATTTCCTCCACCACTTCGGCGCTCTCCAGATGCTCCTCAAAAGCATAGGCAATACCGAATTCGATCTGATAGAGCCGGATAAAATGATACGGCACACCGCCCATGAAGCGGATAGTAATGCCGTAATAATCAGACACTTGCTGCCGAATCTCTGCCGTGAGATTTGATACCGTGGTTTGTACGTAGGTGATCTCACCACCGTCCGCATCCGTCCACGCTATCCTGATATCTCCCGGAACAGAAGCAAAGCGGAGAGTAATACCCTCCGCCGTGTGTGAATCTGTAAATGTGATACGCAGCTCCGGAACGGTGGAAAAGGTTCCGTTTGCATCTGCCTGGTTAAGGGACCACCATCCCAGATTCACCGCATTGGGATCATCCGGGAAAAGATACATGGAGCCATCCAATTTGAACTGTCCCGGCTCACAGGTGGCTACCCGTCCAGCTATATCAGAACCAGACAAAGCTTTATGTGCTGCACCAAAACTCTGCGCATCGGAAGCAGACAGGATCGCATCTTCTTTCCCAGTGACATCGATCAGAGAAAGCAGCATGCGGCATTTGATATGCCTGGCAGGCTCATAAACCGCCTGCATCCATTCAGCCGTAACCGGCACCATATCTGATCACCTCACTATTGTTCAATAAAGTTGCATTTAATCTGTTTCCACGCGCTGGTAGAACCATAGAGACGATACATCTTTGCAGAAAGCTCCGCGCTTCTGTATGCTCTGATCGTCCGCAGCGATCCATCCGGATGGGGAAATGTTACGTCGAAATACTCCGGCAGGCTGCCGAGCAGACGGCACAAATCCTGTCCTTCCAGTGGATCACTGAACAGTGTCCAGCTGCAAACCAGTTTGATCTTGGTAGCGATCCGGTGCCGGTGATCCGTTGCTGTTGCGGCATCACGGAAAGCCTGATCGTCCACGTCCGTCTCTTTGACCTCAAATTGATCGGGGATCGGAATAACCGTCCCGTTTACTACAAACATACCATTTGCATCACTGAAAGCCATTCCGATCACCTCCTGTCAAATAGATCATTGCCTGTTCTGTCGTTTTCGCTCTTCATGTATGGCGCAAGGATTCTTGCCAGCTGTGCCAGTGTATCACCGCCGGTGGATCCGGACGGGGTACCGTTGGGCTGACCGAGGATCTCAAGCAGCTGAGCAATAACATCCAGCTTGTCCTCGAGCATAGACACCAGAGGCATGATGGAGCCGAGGAACGTCTCTGCCATCATGGACTGCGGTGCTACGATTTCCGGGTTGCTGGACGCACCGGAATACTCACCAACCATTGCGAGCGTCGGCTTTCTGACTACGGAACCGGAAGCAAATCGGGGAACATCCGGATGGCGGATAAGGCCTGCGCTTTCCAGTTTGCCGGATACCCAGTTCTTTGCATTGGACACTGCGTTGGAAATGCCGGAACCGATGGAACTGAGCCAGTCTCGGATTTTGGAAACAGAGGAACTTACGGAACCTTCCATTTTGCCAAGGCTTGCTTCCGTGGTGTCTTCCATTTCCCACCATGCGCCTTCCCAATCCTTGGTCATATATCCGAAGAATTCTTTTGCTCCTTCCCAGAAGTTTTTAAGATGTTCTGGAATCTTTTTCAACCACTCAATCAATTGATCTACAGCATTTCTGAATCCCTCTACGTTTTCATAGCACTCTACAAAAGCTATACCTAATCCAGCGATCGCAGCTACAACCCATGTGATAGGGCTTGTGATAACTGCCACAGCAATACCGATCGCCGTGAGTGCAGCTTTTACCGCGATGATAGCCGTGGCTGTTATGCCGAGAATTTTCACAAACTGACTTATTGCATCTTGATGCTCTCTCACCCACTGGCCGATAGCGTCAAGCTTCTCGCGCAGCCATTCCAAAACGGAAATGATCACGCCACCTGTCCATTGAGCAAGCGGCAAAAGCACATAGTTCCAAAGCCATTCAAGGGAAGGTTTGGAGACTTCGATGATATCATTCAGGGTGGTAATCGCAGACGATAGAGTATCAAGAAACGCGGGAACCAACTCATTGATGGTCCATGCCGACAACGGCAGCAATACATTGTCAAGCAACCACTGCAAACCCGCTCCAACATTCTCAGAGAACGGTGCCAGCGCCTCTTTCAATCTCTCAAAAGAAGCGATCAGGTTACTCCAGTCTACAAGCTCATTGAACCGTGCTTTCAGCTGTGCAAACTTTTCCAGAAGACGATCTGCAAAGGATTCGCCTGCAGCAGCAGCGGTGAGATCTTCCTGAGATACGGTGCTTCCCGCTCCGGATGTATCCCCGGCTCCGGTTTCCTTGGAGATCACAACGTGCTCGTCAAAGGACGCCATCTGTCCGGCTGCTTTCTGTGCAGCTGCAGCTGTACTCTTGATGGATGCTGCTGCCTGCTTGGACTTTGCAAAGGTCGTTCCGAAGATACGGGAAATAAAGCCGCTTACCGCTGCTGCGGCCTGTGCCAGCTTATCGATCAGCGCTGTCAGTAAAGGAAGAACCGCAGTAATGATCGGCTGAAACGCAGAGGCCAGATTGCTCTTGACCCGCTGCATCGCTGCGTTGAATTCCTTACTCTGATTGGCTGCTGATGTAAACAGCTCTTTCAGACCTTTGAACGCTGCGTACAGTCCGGCAGAGATAAATACCGCTTTGAACGCTTCGCGGATGGTTCTTCCGAGCCTTCTGATCCCCTTGGTGGAATCCTTTAAAGTTTTCTGTATTCGCGATCGTGATGCAGATGCCGCTTGCTCTGCCGCTTTCGCAGCTCGCAGAGAAGCCCGCTCCTGTGCCTGACTTGCCTTTTCCGCTGCAGCCTGCTGAGCTGCTGCGGATTTTCTGGCGGCTTCCGCTATCTTTTCCTGCTTCTTCTGCGCGGTCTGTATTGCTTTCTGAGCAGCTTCTTTCTGTCGGATTTCCAATTCTCGCTCCTGTGCAGCGATCTGCTGTATAAGTTTGTCCGCCTGTGCTGACATCTTCTGGAAAGCTTTATCAGCGCCTGCGTTCGATCCGGAGTAGCGCATACGATCAAGTTCTTTGACCAGCTCCGCGTACTGATGCTGCAAATCCTGCAGCTTGCCCTTGGCACGTTCCACAGAAGAGTTGAATCCGCTCATGTTGATACTATCAAGGATCTTCTGGGCAGAGTTTGCAGACTTCTGAGAGATCTGTTTTACTTTGTATTCCAGATTATCCTTGATATCAAGCGCTAAATGAATAGTACCAACAGTATTTCCGCCTGTGGTTTCAGACACATTCTCACCTCCTTACTGTTTTTTCTGTGCTCCAAACGCTGAGATCAGCATGGATTTCAACTGAGCCATTACCGAAGCTTCGTCGTATCCTGCCCCGGGCTTCTGGCTCTTTGCCTTGAATGCAGCCCATTCTGATCGGATCTGCTTTTGCCAGGCGTTCATTTTCTGAATGGTGTTCCTGTCGGTCTCACCTCTGATGCTGACCACCTGTCCGAGAGGTGTATCACGCATCAGACCGCCCACCAGCTTGCTCCAATCCGAATAAGTGAGTTCTCCCTGCTGCGACGGAAGGATGCCGTACTGTTTGGCTATCGACTGCTCGATCAGCACGGCATCAAACTCCAGATCGTACAGGGCGTCACTGCTGCTTTGCTGCTTCTTTTGCTTCCCGAAATCGGGTGTCATCAGGATCCTCGCCGGTAGCTGCAGCCGTTACCACTTCCAGCAGACGCTGGTATGCAGGCCACGGGAGATTCATATCTTCAATCTCTTTGGCTGCCTTCTTGCCGAGAAGCAGTTCGATGATCTGCTCATCAACATCTCTGCCATCCTCTTCTTTGATCTTCGCCATCTTCTTAATCGTTTTTACACGATTGTCTACAGCAAAGACTTTGTCACCGAGAACCACCTTCGGAACTTCGGTGAGCATCGCACCATCAACAGTGTACATCTGGATCATTTGTTTTTCCTCCCTTAGGCAGTAGTGATTGTGGGCTTGCCGTCACTCATCAGTTCCAGCTCAAGAGTGTCAACATTGACGCTGTCACCACCGCCGGGTGCGGTTACGTTGATAACTATGTCGCAAGTCAGGACAGTGCCGTCGGGCATTTCCCACTTCAGGATGGAGTTGACGTCTGCGCCGGTTTTCCAAGCCAGCCCTGCAGCGTAGGCGTTGCCGGGGTCGGAGGGATTGCGCTTGCCGTTCAGGCCAATGGTGAAACCCTTACCGGTCATCATGCGGCGCACCCAGCCTTCGGTCTCCATAGGAGTCCATTCCTCTACGTTGCCGTCAACGGATACAGAAAAAGTCTCCATCTCCTTGATGATCGCGAAGTTCTCGGTGGAAGTATCGCGGCCTTTCAGGTTGATGGAGAACTTATTGTTAAAAACAGGATACGGACCAAGTGTAGTAGCCATATCTTATTCTCCTTTCTTCGTTCTGAATGTGATGTTGATCACATACTCAAAAATCCCGTGCTCATCCCGAGCAACGGAAATAGGACCCGCTCCGGGGTCTGCTGAGATCAGCCAGTCATTTCCTATCTGCACACCGCAAAGGCCTCTGAAGTGCTTCCAGATCGTGCTGGCCGCTTCCAGAGCAGCATCAGCAGACTCCGTCCAGTGCACCAGAAGCTTTACCGCAGATGTCTGGTAGCTGGTAGCTTCTTCCCCGCCAAGGCACAGGCGGTTCTCACGATCGGGCGGACGTGCATAATAGATTCCGATACACTTCTCCTGATCACCGTCGCACCAGCCGCAGGTAACACCGCTGCCGCAGTCGATCTCAGACTCCATATACTTTTTCAGTTCCAGCAGTGTCATCCTTTCAGCTCCTTTCCAAGCTCTCTTTCGAATGTGTCTTTTACGAAATCCTTTTTGTCGCCGTCAATCCAATCTTTCAGCCACTCGCCGCCGGCATTGGCGTTTTTTCCCTGCTGAAAATCATACTCCGGATGATAGTAGAGGCGCCTTGCCTGCGGCGCGTCCGTTGTGAGAAGCACTACCACAGAACCGGCTACCTCCATCGGTGCAGTAACAAAAGTGGAGTTGTTCTGCATATCACCGGTGTCAAAGGGCATTTTCTGCGACTGTACAACTTCTGCTCTCAGCGCTTCCATTGTCTTTTCAGCTGCCCGCTCAACAGCAGAACGAATGTTTCTGATCCCAGAAAGATCAATATCAACTCGCGCAGCCATGTCAGATCAGCTCCAATTGTGTGTAATTTACGGTACCGTCCAGATTCCTTGCTCTGGATGCTCTGTAGATCCTGCGCTTCAGCTTGCTGTTTCCTACAGAAAGCGTTACCTCGCCGGAGATATCCTTATCCGGTGCAATATCTCCGGAGATCAGTACAGTTCCGGAAAGGAGCACCTGCCGCTTCTGGCCGTCCAGAACGGACCTGCTCTTTTCCGAATAGTTGCACCGGCCGGAGTATACTTCCATATAAGTCTCTTCGCCGTTTGCGTTCTTTCCGCTGAACATCCGCACCGTAATCGATGCATTGCAAGCCCATGCAGGAACAAGTTCAGGCCATACCGGCATTAACCCCACCTCCCGGTGAAGCCTCTGTAGGTAAGGCCTGTCTGTTTCAGAATCTGGTATACCTTTGAGGAAGTCTTAATGCCGTTGACTTCTGCAAGTCCTGGACCGCCGAAAGCCATTGATACACCGTTAATGCCATAGGATGCGAGCGGTGTACTGAGCATATCGCCATACACACGATCAAACTCTACCTGCTCGCACACAGCCGCGGTGACTCGCTCCTGCTGGAACGGCGTCAGGTTGCCAAAACCCTTCGCATAGATCCGGTTGAATGTCATGCTGTCGATTCTCCGGGAAGCCGCAAGCAACGCGGCATCAAGGGCTTCAACGCTCATGCACTCCTTCTGATCCGGAAAGGCGGCGTAATAGTCTTCACGCGCTGCGTATGCTTCGTACATCCGCTCACCACCTTCTCAGATTACCAGACCTGTACCAGATCGGGAGTCAGAACCTTGGTGCCGTAGTCATAGAACAGGCTTACGGCGTAGTCATTGGACAGAGGGATCTTCTCGGGGTTGCCGTACTGGTCAGACACAACAGGCTGAGCAGTGGCGCCCATTACCATAGCGATGCCGTTGGTACCGGAAGGCAGTCTGGTGCAGCTGTATACACGGACGCCGTGATACATACCGAATTCCTCGCCGGCGGTGTCTACGTTGGGGTTGGACTGGGTGTCCAGGAAGGTACGGATATCACCATACTTCGCAGGAGACAGTACCAGCGCGATCTGGCTTCTGTCCACACCATCAACATAATCGTTATGAGTAGTCTCAACCTCCTGGATCAGCTCCTCAGCGATCTTCTGAATCTCGGTAGCCTCAGGAGTGAACTTAGTGCCGCCCTCAGCGGTTACCTTGAAGAAATCGCGGTCCAGAGTAGCAGCCATGCTCAGGACATGGTTGTCTGCTCTGCGCTGCATCAGGCTGGGCACGCCGAAGGTATCGATATCGAACTTTGCAACCTCCTCAACGATCTCCTTGTGCTGATCGAGGTTGACAGGGATATCGGGTGCCATTACCTGATCACCCTTTGCTGCTGCTCTTGCGGTACCGTACTCTTTGCTCTCAGAGTTTACAAAACGCTTAAACTCTACGCTGCCGGCGGCGGGATTGCCGGTGTACTGCTGGCTCTTCAGTGCGGTGGAAAGTGCTCTCTTCTGTACGTTCTCGATCACCAGACCGTAGATCTCCGCAAGGCTTGCGGGAGTG